GATCGTGCCAGGTCAGGTCCTGGATTCCCACCCGCTCCACGGCTTCCTGGAAGACCCGCCGCACGAAGTTGTGCGCGTCCCGGTGGATGGACGGTTGGCGCGTACCCGGAAAGACCCAGGGAGACTCTCCGTCGTGCAGCTGGCGCTGCCGTTCCAGGATGGCCAGGGCGTCGCTGTTGAGGCGCACGAACCGGTGCTTGCCCGACTTGCTCTCGGGAATCTTCAGCACCTTGTTGGGCACGTCCACGTGCTCCCAGGCCAGAGCAAACTGTTCCGCCTGCCGCAGGCCGGTCGCCAGGGCGAAGGCGACCAGGTCGAAGTCGGCCGCGGGCAATCCGCCTCGAAGTCGCTGCTCCTCCCCTTCCAGCAGATAGCGATGGCGCTCGTTGTTCTCCTCCATCAGCTCGATCTTGTCGACCGGATTCGACTTGCAATGCCCGTCCTTCACTGCCCGGTTGTAGAACGCACGCAGATACTCGAGGGCCCGGTTGACGGTGGACGGCTTGACCTCCTGGAGGCGCTTCGCCTGCCATTCCTCCAGGTCGGCCGGGTAGAGCTCGTTCAGGTCGAAGTCGCCGAACAGCTCGCTCCAATACGCCGCGTAGCGCTCATCCTCGCCCTTGTTCTTGACCGTGACCCGAAGGGGCAGGTAGTGGTCGAACATCTCCCGGACGGTCATCTTGCGCCGGCGCTGGCGCCCCACGGTCTCCGGGTTGAACTTGCCCTGCCGGACCTCAGTCCGGCGCTGCTCGGCCAGCTCCTTGGCGGCCGCCAGCGAGCGGCCGACATACTGCCGGCGAATCTTGCCGGTGTGGTCCGCGTAGCGGATCCAGTAGTCCTTGGAGCCGGGAACTTTCTCGTAAACGCCGCGGGGGAGCTTGCGGCCGCTCAAGACCTGGCCGCTCCCGTATAGTCGAAGAACACTGCTGCGTCAATTTCAGCGTCTGTAGGCTCATCCATCACTTCAACGCTTTCCACAAACCGAGGCAGGGTCAACCAATTCCGAAGCCACGCGTCGCCGACGTTGTAAATCACACCGGCCTCGAATTCATGACCGCCACAACGAATGGGCTCGCGCTTGCACTGGATTATCTTGCGGTAACCCTTGCGGACGGAATCGCGCCGAGGGTTTTGCGAGCCAGAGGAGGAACTACTTGCTTGCGACGGCTTCGGAAGTTCCTCAACAGGTGCGACCGGGGCTTTTTCATATCGCTCGGCCCTTGGCACCTTTTCGGCCAAGTGAGGCCAGCGCTCTCGGCATCGGTCCTCATACTTCTCCCAAGTTCCGGGCGGGAACTCCTTATTTTCCCAGATGGAGACGGTTTTTCTCGCTACTCCAAGCGCCTCTCCAAAGTCCGCCTGCTTGTGGAGCTCGGTTTGTTGGCGAAAATCCTTCAAATCGTTACCAAAGTGCAATGTAACCCTCCCATGTCCAAAATGTCCAAAATGCCCATTTTTGGGCACCCCCCAGTTAAATCCGTGCAATCCTGACTTCGCGGTAACCGTGAAAAACCCTCAATCAAAGTCAGGAGCCAACACGATGAAATCGGTGAAAGAGCACGTCAACTATGACCCTGTGCTCCTCTCCAAGGATGCCGCTGCATACTTGGGCGTGCACGAGGAGACTCTCAAAAAGTGGGCGCGTGAGCGTAAGATCGGCTGCGTCCGTGAATTCGGCGCTGCTAAAGGTCGACCGGTCAAATTCCGCCTCAGTCAATTGAACAGTTTCGCCCAACGGTTCGAGCAGAAGCCGGTGAGAGCGGCGGCAAGCTGATGGAAGCCCTGACAATTCACGCGACCTAGTTCTCCAGCAGCGCGGAGGAATCGCAGCGCTACAAGAGCCTCGCCGAGGAGTTCGGCCGGCTGGTCGCCGAGGCGCTCAAGCAAGACACCCCCTCCATCGCTGTCAGCTGAGCTGTAACAGATTTTGCGGTCTCTTTGACTCAGAGAGCACCGTAAATGTGACCAACACGAAAGGACAACCGCACGCGCCATGACGCATGAAAACAAAGAAGCCCCGGTAACCACAACCGAGGCTCCTGACGCCCAAAAGAAAGGACAAGCCAATCATAGCACCTTGCGAGGAATTTTCAAGCCCTCGCTCCGGCCGCGTTTCGCAAACCGCGATCAGGCTTTGGCTTGGTTGCTCGCCGGCGAGGTGCAGGCATGATTTACGATACTTGGTGTGCCAGAACCCTGCAGAACTGGAAGCCGGGCTCCAGTAAGTTTGGCGAGGCGTCTTGCCCACAGCACGAAGACAGCCGGCCCTCTCTTTCGGTTGACCGTGAGACGGGGGGATACAACTGCCACAGCCCCAAGTGCCCATGCCCCAGGGGCCACCTGCGGAAGCTGGCCGAAACCATGGGCCTGTCTACGGTCGGCATGCCAGAGCGACAGGCCCGCCCACTCAGCGACAGCCAGGAGGACATCTATCAGGACCCATCGGGCAAAGACTTGCTCAAGGTCCGCCGCTACGTCAAGGACGGCAACAAGGGTTTTGCCCAGTATCACAAGTCCGGCGCCGAGTGGGAAAAGGGTGGCGTAAAGGTCAATCCTCTTCTGCACGCGCCCAAGCTTGCCCAGCCCGGACAGCAGGCCGTTTTCGTCGTGGAGGGAGAGAAGGCTGCCCGGGCTGGAAACAGCATTGGATACCTGACCACGACGGCGCCCGAGGGGGCAGGCAAGGCCCATAAGGTCGGGACGGAATACTGGCGCCTCCTCGCCCCTCATACGGTCTACCTGCTGCCCGACAATGACGAGCCCGGCCGCAAACACATGGAGGACGTGGGCAGAATCCTGGCAGGCCTGGGAATTTCCAGTCGCACCCTCATACTTCCCGGCCTGCCCCCCAAGGGCGACCTCGCCGACTTCGTGCGGACCAGGACCCGGGAGCAGGCACGCGAGGAGATTCGCGCGCTTTGCCGCGCCCCGCAAGCTGTCCAGCGCCCCCCTGCGAATGAAGAGAAGCCGTCCGCGGACGCCAATCTGACCACGGACGGGGATCGCCTCAAGGCCCTGGTGGAGGGCCTCCAGCTGTTCACGGATGGAGGGGTCGGGCACGCCCTGCTGCCTACCACGGGGCGACGTTCATCCCGCGTGGTCAGGGTGCAGGACCCGGCCTTTCGCCGCTACCTCGTCGGGAAGTGCCACGAGCTTTACGAGAAGGGCCCGAGCGACGCCGCTCTCCGCTCCGCGATGGACTACGCCGACTATCGGGCCGACCAGGGAGAAGAGAAACGCGTCTGGCTGCGCGTAGCTATCCAAGGGCCGGCCGCATACCTCCACCTCGGGAACAGCCGCGTAGTCGAGATCGGCGTGGGGGGATGGAAAATCCTGGACCAAAGCCCCGTTCCGTTCCGGGAACCGGTGTCATCCCAGGTCCTTCCCGATCCCGTTCGCGGGGGAGGCATCGCCGAACTCAGGCCGTTCCTGAACGTGTCCGACCGCGACTTCATCAAGTTGGTGGCGTGGCTCCTCGGGTGCCTGCGCCCGCTCGGCGCCCTTCCTATCCTCAACCTGAACGGCGACCAAAGCGGAGGCAAGACGACGATCGGCCGTTTCCTGCGACAGCTCATCGACCCCAACCGGGCTCTGATGCAGATGTGCAAGGAGTCGGCCCGCGACCTCGCCCTGACCTGCGAAGGTCGCTGAGTCGCTGCTGGGCCCGCTGCAGGTCCTCCAGGGCTCCCGCGATGGTAGCCCGCGCATCCAGCTCGGTCGGAGTGGACCAGGAAGGGGCTGGCCGCTGGTCGTCCGTCTCCCCATATAGATAGGAGATGGAGGTCTCCAGCACCCTGGCCACGGTGCGCATGCTGTCCGTGTCTGGCTTGTTGCGGTTGGTCTCCCAGTTATGGACTGTTGACCTGGCCTCGCCCGCAAGGCGGGCAAACTCGGCCTGACTGATGCCGCGCTTCTCCCGCAGCGCCTTGACCCGGTCTCCGATCTCCATCTCCACCTCTCAAATTTAACCGTTCCCAAACTGTTGACAAGCTGCCCCAATTTGAGGCATACTGTCCCCAAGATGCCAACAAATCAGATTGCAAAGATTCGCGAGGCGAAGGGTCTGCGTCAGACCCAGCTCGCCTCTATGCTGGGAGTCTCCCGGCAACAAATGCACAACTGGGAGCACTCTTTGCGCCCTCTGCGCATTGAGGAGGCGCGGGAGATTGCTCGTGTGCTTGACGTCACCCTGGACGAGCTGGCCGGTGTGGACGTGGCCTCGTGACCACATCCCCCGAGCGCTGGCTGTCCGTCGCCCAGGCTGCCGAGCTGATGGCCTGCACGAGAACCCACATTTACGACCTCGTAGGGAGCGGCGAGCTGCGCGGCTACAAGCTGCGCGGTAAGGTCCGCACCCCCCACCATGGCCTGAAGATTGCGCTATCCGACCTGGAGGCTTACCGCAAAAAGGCCTACGCACCAACACGCCGAGCCAACTCATAGGGCAATCTTGACACAAGCGAGCGGCTGCGGCGCAACTCGCAAAAAATATTCGCAAAACGACACAAACACGGCGTAAGCCGACAAGAGGAGAGAACCATGAAACCTATCCGAGGCATCGCCGTCCCCAAACGGGAGGGCAGACCCTATCCCCAGGACGCCCGCAACTGGCTCGCCGAGCAGCTGATGGAGATCCAGGCGATCTGCATGAGCATCCAGTCGGCGCTCAACCCGCCCAAGGCGAGGCCGGCGTGAAGCCGCTTAACCGTTTCCAGCAGCGCGTCTATGATTGCCTGAGGTCAAAGTTCCAGGCGAACGGATTCGCGCCGAGTATCCGTGAGATTGGGGCAGAGCTGGGTCTGTCCTCGTCCTCTACCGTGCATCGACACCTCTGCAGCCTGGAGCACAAGGGCTACATCCGCCGCAATCCATCAAAGCCTCGCAGTATCGGGCTTATCGACAGGCCTATGCCGACGTCAGAAAAGGCCACGCTGGTGATGCTGGTGGGCGAGCTGATGCAGGCCCTGGCCGAGGTCGCTCCAGACCATCACCTGCTGGCTCGATCCGAGCAGATTGTGGCGAGCCTGTCGTGACTTGCGCAGTTTCCAAGACCGAACTGGCCGCACGCCACGTACTTGACATCCTGCGCCTGGTCAAGGACTGGATGCCAACTGAACGCATCGTCAAATCGCTGGAGGACAACAATCACAGCGTCCGCTCCCAGCACGACTACAAGGGAGCCCTTACCATCCTCGACACGCTGGCGGCCGCCGACCTTGTCCAGCGCAAGGCCGTCCACAAGGGCTACCAGTGGAGGGCGCTGTGAGGCGCATCAAGCTGTCCGGCCTTATCCTGGCCATTCGGCCAATCGCTTGGAGGAGACGATGACTCTCGACAACCTGCGCGCCCGCGAGGCGCAATTGGATGCCCTTCTAGCCGACCGCAAGCTTGCTCGCAAAAAGCCTGCGATGTGGGCTTGCCTCTACATCGACCGCGACGAGGTGCGCGAGCTGATTGCGGAGGCGTCGCGATGACACTCTTTCTCGACCCACGTGCGTCTGAGTTCTGGCGCGGATTCATCATTGGCGCTTTTCTCTTCTGGCCCGGACTGATGCTGGCGGTGCTGCGATGAGGCAGGACCCCTGGCCGCTCACCGTCATCTTTGACCGCCTGCAGGCCGCCAAACGGTGCGACGAGCCCCTTACACCGGAGCTCATCAAGCAGGCCCATCGGGCCTGGGCTGACAGCTACGCCGCCGGCGAGCCCCTTTGTGCCATCGGTGGCCTGCTGCAAGAGCTGAGGCAGCGATGGATCTCCCCCACGCCCGACGAGGTGACCGTCGCTCTGCTGCAACTTAAGACCCGGCGTGACGAGCTCCAACCGTTTGCACTGGGCTGGGCCGAGACAGCCAGCCCGACGACCTGCGCCGACTACTGGGATGTGATGCACGCCCTCGCCCACTACAGCAAATTTTGCGCGGCCTCAGCCGCATAGGAGACAACATGACTTCTGTCCTTGTACACTGCGCCGACTGCGCAGCCCTGTTCGTGTCCTGGACCGCGCGCCAGGACCGCTGCCAGACCTGCGAGGCTCGCTTCCAGGTGGTGGACCGATGATTCTCAACCTCACACAGCACCTGCCCACTTCCGAGCAGGCCGATGCCGGGGTAGGCCAGCCGATTCCCGAGGTGGTGGCTCTGCTCAACTTTGTCACCATGCCGTCCTGGCACGACATCCAGGAGCGGGCCCGTAAGATTGCATCCATCGCCGACTCTCACGCCACCGTCCACAAAGCCACCCAGGCGATGATTGGCGGAGCGCCCTACTTGATGCCGAGGCTGGAGTCCGCGCTGCTGCGGGTCGGCATCGAGCCCCTATACGCCTTTTCGGAGCGCGTGTCTGAAGAGGAAGTGTCGCTCGACGGATCGGTCCGCAAGGTAACCGTTTTCCGGCACGCCGGCTTCATCGCCGACCCCAACTACGTCCCGTTTTAGGAGGAACTGTGAATCTCGTCCACGTCCCGCAACCGCAGCCCACACACCTCGCCACACTGGCCGACAAGGTCAAGTGGTGTGATTTGGTCGCCAAGAGCGACATCATTCCCGACGCCTACCGCAACAAGCCGGCCAACGTCCTGGTGGCCGTTGAGTATGGCGACAGCCCCGATTGAAGAGGAGAAGTAGACCATGGAAGAGACCAAAACGATCGAAGTGCCAGCATCGATGGCGCCGATCTTCGAAGCCATCGTGCGCGAGCGCGCCTCGCAAGATGTGACGCACGGGGTGGACCGCTATTTCCAGCCATTGCGCTGGATGGCGATCTTCAATCGGGTGCTCGGCAAACTGGGTTCGGTCATCCTCTCGGACGACGACAAAAAGACCGAGCGCAAGCTTGTCCAGCTCGCGGCCGTGGCCGTGGCGGCGCTGGAAGTGCAGCACCGCACCCAGGCTGAAGAAGCCGCTATTCGTGCCCAGGCTGAGCGCATCGAGGATACGGACGAGGACGAGGACGAGGACGAGGACGAGGACGAGGACGAGGACGAAGAAGATGAAGACGCGGCCGCCCTGGCCGCCGTGGGTGACCTGTAGTGCCGAGCCTCATGCCACAAGCCGACTCGGAGCAGCAGGCCTCGCTCCCGTTTGACGGGTTCGCACCGCCGCAGCAACCGAACGGCCAGCATCTTTCGCTTGTCGCGCGGCTCTGCGCCATCATGGGTTCCCTGCCCGAGCTCCCGAAGGCCGGATACAACAAGCACCACGCCTACAACTACGTGATCGCCGACGACGTTTCGCAGTTGCTGCAGAAGCGACTGGCCATGGCGGGGATCATCATCATCCCGTCGGCCAGCAACGTGCGCCGAACCGATCTGCCCGGCAAAGACGGCAAGGCCGGGCAGGTGCTGACCAGCGTCGACATGGGGTTCCAGATCGTCTGCGCCTTCTCCGGCGAGCAGCTCAGCGCCACCTGGGCCGGCGACGGCGCGGACAATCAGGATAAGGGCCTGAACAAGGCCCTCACGGCCGGGCTCAAAACCTGGCTTCAGAAGACGTTCCTGATGAACGACGGCGAGGGGTCCGATCCCGAATGGGACGGCGGCGCCGCGGCCGCCAACAAGAAGGCGAAGGATACGCCGGCGGCCGACCGGGCCACCAAGCCCCCGCCGGCGCCTTCGCAGGATGAGCGGCCCAAGAGGTCCACGCCTCCGCCTCCGAAATCGGACGACCAGGCCGAGGACAAACCGAAGAAGCCTCCGGCCGTTGCTGCTTTGCAGGACCGGATCACGGCGGCTCTCGATAAACTCGGGCTCGATATGAAGACCCACCGCGGCGACGTCCACGCCCATCTCCTGGAGTTGGAGGAGTCCGTTCCCGGGTCGGTCCCGACCGATGCCGAAGGGCGGCCGAATCTGAAGACCGCCACCGTTCCCCAGCTCCGGGCCGTTGCGGAGTGGTTCGAGTCGAAGGTTGGCCTTGACGAGGACCCGTGGGGTGAATAAGGGGCTGGCGCTGGCCATCGGCACATCGGTCTTGAAGCACATCCAGACCGGACTGACAGAAGCGGACGTCGCGGAAGTCAGACTGGGAGGGAACCACATCTACCGCGCCCGGCTCAAGAACGGGAAGTCCAGACCCTTCAAGTCGGTCACAGCGATCCTTGCCATGATCGCAAAGCCCGCTCTCATCCAGTGGGCCGCCAACCAGGCGGCCGCCTACCTCCTTGAGAACCTGCCGGTGAACGAGCCTATCAGCGAAGCGCGGAAGAAAGCTCTGGCGGATAACTGCGCGAAAGAACACTGGCGGCAAAAGGAAGAGGCGGCCGGCATCGGGACAACCGCTCACAAGTTTTGCGAACGCTGGCTGAAGGGCGAGGACATCGAAGAAGACCTGGCTCAGGCCGACAAGCGGGTGCGCAACTGCGTCCAGCTCTTCTTTGACTGGTGGACCAGCCGCAAGCTCACCGTGATGCATTCCGAAGTGTGCTGCTGGGACGCTTCCCTTGGGATGGCGGGCACAGCGGACCTGGTCTGCCGAGACGAAGAGGGCCGGGTCTGGCTGGTCGACTTCAAGACCGGGAACGGCATCTTCGCGGACATGTTCCTCCAGCTCGCCGCCTACATTCACTGCCTGCAGGTCTCCCACGGGATCGACGTCGCCGGCGCGACCATTCTGCGAATCGGGAAGACCGAGCCGACCTACTACGTGGAGGACGTGCCGGTCGCCTACTGGCGAGGGGTGTTCGTGGCGGTGCTGAGCGCCTTCTACCTGTCGAAACTGCTGGACTCCAGCTCTGGCCTGTTGGTCAAGCACTTCAAGGGTGAAGAGGTAGACGTTTGAAGCGGCTCATCGGCTGGCAACCACCGGCGGAGCAGCCGGGCGCGCGGGAGAAGATCCTCGCGCGCCTGGCCGATTTCCGCGAGAACGAGTGGGGCGACCGCGAGCTCTACCAACGCGACCCCGACGACCAGGTGCACGGATACCACGGCCTGATCTATCGGCTCTTGCCTCACTACGACCTGGGACACATCGGCTACTTGGGTTGCGAGTTCGTCTCCCCTCCCTCTGGGAACGGCCTGGTGTCCGTCCTCTGGTCCCAAAAATACCGGCCGCATGAGATGCTCAAGCGGTTCGGCCCGCTCCTGACATACATTCTGTGCGAGGTGACCCTATGAACCAAGTGAACCTGGTCGGCCGTCTGGGCAAGGACCCGGAGGTCCGCTACACAACGGCTGGAAAGGCCGTCGCGAACTTCAGCCTGGCTATCAATCGGCCGGGAGGGAGTGGGGAAGACAAGGTGACCGACTGGATCGAGTGCGTCGTCTGGGAGCGCCAGGCTGAGATCCTTTCCGAGTATGCGCAGAAGGGTCGCGAGATCGGCGTCACCGGGCGCATTCAGGTCCGCAAGTTCACGGACCGCGACGGCGTAGAGCGCAAAGCGACCGAGATCGTCTGCAGCCACATCTATCTCTTGAGCGGCGGCCGCCAGGACGACCAGGCCGGCGGTGGCGGCGGTGGCGGTGGCGGCGGCGGCCAGCAGCGCAGCGAGAGCAACGGGCGCGGCCGCCAGGCGGAGGGTCAGCGCGGCGGCGGCCGCCAGGCCCAGGGCGCCAGCAGCGGGCGCCGGCAGCAGCGGCCGCAGGATGAGTATGACGGCGGCGACCTGTTTTGACCCGTTCTCCGGCGTGGACTGAGGTCCCCTGTGGTCAGTGTGGCGGCAAGGCGCACCGTGAAGAGATCACGGTCAGCGACCCGCGCACCGGCGAGCGCCGGACTGAAATTTGGACAACCTGTGAGCGCGTCTCGCCGAGAAAGATTCGGATGGCGCGTCGCTTCGGCAGGCGGACCGATGCCTGCCCAATTCTGAAGGAGGTGCTGAAAGTGGGAGCCATAGCAGACGCGCTCGCGGACGTGAGCGTCAAGGAGGTCGCGACCAAGGCAGACATGTCTTGGCAGAAGATTTCGAGGCTCCGCGCCGCGGAAGTGGCCGGGGAAACCATCGAGCCGGAGGTGGCCGAGACGATCGTGGCGGCGGTCGAGCGAATCGCTAAGCTTTCGATTGCCCTCAAGAGCCGAACGCAGGACTCCCAACGGTGGCAGGCGCGCGCCGAGTCCGCCGAGCGCGAGCGGGACGAGGCGAGGGCGGAGATGGCGGAGCTCCGCGCCTTGACCGAGAGGCACCTGCGTGCGACGGACGAGTTAGTCGCGACGTTAACCAAGCGCGCCGAGCATGCCCGCCAACTTTTCCCAGAAGGAGACGAACAATGACACGGAAGGAGCGCGACCATGAACAGGAGTGGGACAGCCTGCTCGATGGGCTGGCCGACTCGGTCCTCGCAGCCTCTGACGAAGAACTCCTGGAAGAGGCCCGGGAAACCGGCCGTGACCCCAAGGCCATCAGCGCGTCAATAGACGACTTGCTTATGGGTTCGGTCCGGAACCATTTTCTGGCCGAACGGCAACGTCTGCAAGTCCAAAACCCGGTTGAAGCGACATTGCCCTCCTTTCCAGGAGCCGCACCTACCACTTGACACTCGTGATCGCTGGTCGCAAGGCGCACCGTGAAGAGATCACGGTCAGCGACCCGCGCACCGGCGAGCGCCGGACTGAAATTTGGACAACCTGTGAGCGCGTCTCGCCGAGAAAGATTCGGATGGCGCGTCGCTTCGGCAGGCGGACCGATGCCTGCCCAATTCTGAAGGAGGTGCTGAAAGTGGGAGCCATAGCAGACGCGCTCGCGGACGTGAGCGTCAAGGAGGTCGCGACCAAGGCAGACATGTCTTGGCAGAAGATTTCGAGGCTCCGCGCCGCGGAAGTGGCCGGGGAAACCATCGAGCCGGAGGTGGCCGAGACGATCGTGGCGGCGGTCGAGCGAATCGCTAAGCTTTCGATTGCCCTCAAGAGCCGAACGCAGGACTCCCAACGGTGGCAGGCGCGCGCCGAGTCCGCCGAGCGCGAGCGGGACGAGGCGAGGGCGGAGATGGCGGAGCTCCGCGCCTTGACCGAGAGGCACCTGCGTGCGACGGACGAGTTAGTCGCGACGTTAACCAAGCGCGCCGAGGCTGCGGAAGCGCGGGTGAGGGAACTGGAGGCCCGCAACTCTTGAGCGCCGAGACCCCCCGCAAGAAGCGCACACAGCGCGGGTTCATATTCCCCATGGACTTCTGGGAGCGAAAGCACAACCGCACCCTACACCGGGCCTGGGGCGCCTCGCACACCGAGTGGTATCTCCGCCTGGTCTGCCGCGCCCGCGACACCCTGAATGAAGGACGCCTCGAGGCCGGCGGCCAGCCCCTGGACTTTGACGACCTGGTGGACCTCTACCAGTTCGAGCGGCAGTGGCTCGCTCAGGTCATCGATCTTGAACTCCTGGAAGTCGACGACGACGGATGCTTCTATATCCCCGACTGGGACGAGTGGTATCAGGAGAAACACCGCCCCCCAAGTCGCGAAAAGGAGGCCGAACGCAAACGAAGCAAAGCCAGGAGAGACGCGGCAAAGGCGGCGGTTGAAGCTGTTCGCTCGGAACCAACCGGAGGCGACCGTAAAAAACCGGACCCTACAACCACAACCACAACCACAACCACAACCACAACCACAACCGATCCACAACCACAACCACAACCTCAACCGGGGGGTGCAGGGGGGGGCAAGCCCCCCGCGACCGCACCCGGCGGGGGGACACCCCCCGAGATCCCCCCGGAGGGGGGGGGGTTGGAAATTCAGTCTCCAAGGGACGATCGTCCGGACGCGCCGCCAGAAATCCCGCAGCGGTGGATCGACCTGGCCGGGCAACTCCACCAGGCGCTCTGCCAGAAGCCAGCCGATAAGCGCTCCCTGAATCGAGCGCGTGAACTCTGGGTCCGCGTCATCCATACCGCCTCGCCGGCGGGAGACGGAATCGTTGAAAACCCGGACATCTATGCAGCCGCGGCCTATGCTCAGGAGGCGACTCTTCACAAGATCCGCGCCGGCGGCGTGCATACCAGTGCCTGGGGAGTTTTCCTGAAGGCCCTCGAGGGCGTGTTGTCCGCCATAGTGACACATCGGCTGAAACGTCAACTCGCGCGAATCCTCGGAGATCCTGATCCGGGGCCTTACAAATTCATCCCAACCCCTGATGATAGTTGATTTACCAATTTGGTGGTGTCACCAAAATGGTGCAAAACAAGGAAACAAAGGAGAGAAAATGCCCAAATACGTTGTGATCACGACCCAAGAACGTGGAGTCTTTGCTGGAGAGGTGGCGGAAGACGCCGTGCCCGGGCCTGTGCTGCAGGTCGAGAATATGCGCAACTGCCTCTACTGGACGATCCTGGATTGCACGCCAGAGGCCCGGGCGGCCTGGGAGGCTGCCCCGTGGCAGTAGCTGTCGCCATCGACCTCTTCGCCGGCCTCGGAGGATGGACGCTCGGCGCCTCCTGGGCTGGCGTGCGCGTCCTCTGGGCCGCCAACCATTCCCCCGACGCCGTCCGCTACCACGCCCTCAACCATCCCGACACTGCCCACGTCTGCCAGGACCTGCGGCAGGCCGACTGGAGGCAGGCGCCCCGCGCCGACATCCTCCTGGCCTCGCCCTGCTGCCAAGGTCACACGCACGCACGCGGTAAGGACCTGCCCCACCATGACGCCAGCCGCTCCACCGCCTGGGCCGTGGTGGACGCGCTCGACTGCCTGCGATGCGAAGTCGCTGTCGTCGAGAACGTGCCCGAATTCACGCGCTGGGTGCTCTACCCGGTATGGGAGCAGGCCCTGCGGACCCTCGGCTACAGCCTGACTCCCCTTGTCCTGGACGCGGCCGACGCTGGCGTGCCGCAAAATCGCGTCCGGCTCTTCGTGGTCGCGACGCGCTCACGCCACGCCGTCCCACTGCACCTCGCCCCCGCTGGCCAGGAGCCGGCTCGGAGCATCATCGAGTGGGAGCGGCATCCCTGGTCGCCTGTCCACCGTCCTGGCCGGTCTGCCCGCACCCTGGCGCGGATTGAGAGGGCCAGACGTGACCTTGGGACCCGCTTCGTCATGCCCTACTACGGGAGCGGATCGGGCCTGACGGGGCGCAGCATTGACCGGCCTCTGGGGACGTTGACGACGAGGGCCCGCTGGGGCGTGGTGGATGGCGACAGGATGCGGATGCTTGCTCCCAGCGAGGCGCTGCGGGCCATGTCGTTTCCTACCGACTATCGCATCCCGGCGGACCTCGCATCGGCAAACCGGATGATCGGAAACGCGGTATGCCCGCTGCAGGCCAAGGCCGTGCTCGCGTCCGTGCTGGAGGCCGCATGACCGCCAGTAACTCTCCCGACATCCTCAAGTGCTGCACTAAGTGCGGCGATGACTGCGCCGCCGACGACGGCCTGTGCGACGACTGCGCGGCCGAGGCTGAGCAGTGGACATGCCTGGACTGCGGCAAGCCGTGCGAGGAGGGCGAGGACCTCTGCAGAGCGTGCGCCGTGACGTGCTGTCCGGGGTGCGAGATGGAGCCGGAGCACTGCGTCTGCGAGCCCGTCTATGAGGATGAGCCGTGACAGTCATTGGCATCGACCCTGGACCACTGGAATCGGCATGGGTAGAGTTTGACGGCCACCTAATCACGCACGGCGACCTGCTCAACGACGACATGCTGTGCAAGCTGGCCGCGGTATCGCATGGCCAAATTGTCGCCATCGAGTCTCTGAGCTATCAGGGCGGACGAGCTGGAGTGGGCAAGGAGACGTTCGACACGGCTATCTGGGCCGGCCGCTTTTACCAAGTCGTCCCAGATGGGCGCGCCGTGCTCATCCCTCGCAACACAGTCCGCACCAGGGTTGCTCGCTCAGCCTTCGCCGGCGATCCGGAGGTGCGCAAAGCCCTGATTGCTCGCTTCGGACCGGTTGGCACTGCCAGGCAACCGGGACCGCTTTACGGCATCACTTCCCACAGATGGGCAGCGCTGGCCGTGGCCGTGACGCATTTTGACAGTCTCAAATTCAGCATCAAGGAGACCGCATGAGTTACACCTTCGCCCTGGGCGACGTCGGGATGGTCAAGCGCAAACTTGTCGGCTACGTCACCGCCTGCCCCTGCGCGGCGCCCGCCATCCCGACGACCGTCCTCGACCCATTCGGAGGCACGGCCACGACCGGCGTAGTCGCGCTACGCCACGGCCGGCGCTTCGTCGGCTGCGAGCTGAGCCCCGAGTATCACAAAATTGGACTTGACCGCTTGGAGGCGGCCCGCAAGCACATCTCCGTGCAGGAAGAGCGCTCTGGACAACTCTCGCTTTTGGAGGCCCTGTGATTTATTCCAAGCTGGACACCGAGTTGGCGGACGATTCCGACTTCATCGAGCTGGAGGCACGAGAGGCACACTGGCCATGGTGGTTCGTCGGCCGCGTCATCCAGTGCGCTAAGCGCACCAATCGCAAGGGCCTCTGCCTTAAAAACGACGGCACCCCCATGACCGACCAGGACTTCGCGGTCATCCATCATCGCAGCAAGTCGAGAAGTCACGAGTGGTCACGATTCCTCGAGGCATGTCACGAGATCGGCCTCCTGGTCACGGAAATACACAAGGGCCGGGAGTGCCACAAGGTTGCCAACTGGAAGCGCTGGCACGGCAGCCCAAGCGACGAACCTGAGCCCAGAGCTGAAAGAAAGGCTTCACAGCGCGAGCGAGACGCCGCCCAGGCGCCCACCCCGAGCCCCCTCAAAGTGTCCACTCCCCTCGTGACCCCTCCGCAAAAAAATTTGTCACGAGAGGTCACGAGTGTCACGACACAGAGCAGAGCAGAGACAGAGCATGTACAGAGCAGATCATCTATCCCGATAGATAAGCATGACTCCCGCGCGAGGGTCGGAAATTTCGGACTGGCGTCCGAGATGAAGATGAGGCCAGGTTTTTGGGATTCCATCAAGGCAATGTTTCGTCAATTCGAGCCTTCCGCCGATTGGATGCAAGCAGCGGCCGACGCGTGGGCGTTTGTCGAGCGCAACCGTGGCCAACCCTGTGGGCGTGACGTCGCAACCGACGCCGACCTGGCCGCTGCCCTCGGCTACGCTCGGGACGCCACGCTCTACGAGCAGAACCGGCCTGGCCGCAAGAAGCCCATCGCTGCTCCGTGGTCCTATGCGCTGTCGGTCGCCCAGCAGCAAATCGGGCACGCCGTGGAGCATCGGCTGAACCAGGAGATTGGACGTAAATACGGCCAGGAGATCGGGCCGTTCGTATTCTCCCCTGAGGAGGCGCAAAACTGTGGCTAGAGGCCTGGAGGCAATCACATCGCCAGTCCCGGACTGCGAAGACACAGGAAAGCCTGTCTGGTGCCTGGAGTGCAAGCGCTGGACCACTCCAGATGGCCGCTGGAAGTGCACGCTCTGCGGAGTGTGCTGCTACTACGGTGCCGGGCCGGGGACCTGTCCCGACTGCGACGGCCGCACCTTCGGTCTGCGAGAGGGTCACCGCTGGAAAATCCTATGCCAGTGCAAATGGACCGAAGAACAGCGGAACGCCTATGCTCAGGGGATGGCCAAGCGCCGGCAGGCTGAGGCCGTGGAGGCCGCCAAGCGGGAAGAGCGCGAGCACGAAGCGGCCAAGCGCGAGGTTTGGACCCAGGCGGCCACCGACTGCTGGGACGGAAAGCAGCACAACTGCAACATCCCCTGGTCCAAGCCGGTATTCGACTGGTGTCACAGCTGCCCACGGTTCGGCAAGCCCCGCTATCAGCCCAAGGTGTCCACCCCGACGCGGGATGCCGATTGGGGCGGCGGACTCTTCGGCAACGTCCCTATGCAAGAGCTGCCCTACGACGAGATTGACGACGTGATTTGAGGAAAGGATACCCCTGGATCGGAGTCAGATTGAAAGGTGGCCAGTAATGGCGAAAAAGTTCCGGCCCTGGAAAGCCTGGCGAGAGCAAACCGTATCCATCCGGGTCGAGAAGCCCGCCAAAACCATCGGACGTTGGGCGGTCCACGAGCGGCACAGAAGCTGGTCACCTAACGGCTACTCGATCGGCGAAATTCTGGAAGCGCGCAAACGCTCAAATTGGACGCTGACCTATATACCATCCGGCATGGCCGTTTGCTTTTTTGACACTGAAGCGGCGGCGATGGACGTAGCGCAGAGAGCACACAGGGCCCTGCGAGACGTTCCGGACGGCGACATGGGTTGTTCTGCATTGGCAAGAGACTTTTTTCGGGAGTATCAAAGCGAATGATCAAACGACACCATCCTCCGAGCCACAAACCCCTACGAAGGCATTTTGCGCGTCAGGCGAGGGCAATGTGACGCTGGGCGAAAGAAATGCCTCTACGGGCCCTCTGAATGCGCGAGAGGATGCTGCTCCAGATTCCGACGACCCCCGCTACTGGAGTGATGACAGGCTGAGCTTGCTCGTGCAAGCCTACATTTCACGGCTCGAGGCGGAGCGCGACAAGCTCCGGGCCCGGGTGGCGGAGTTGGAGGCGGCGAGGGCGGAGGAAGCGCGGCGCCGGCACCGGGCCGATGTGCACGACTACAGCCGCAAGCTGGACGAGGCCCGCAGGGAGCACATGCAAGAAGCGTGGCGCGCCGAGGCGGCGGAGGACGAGCGTTACAAGCTCCTGGAGCAGCGGGCCCGCATCCTCAGCCTCCTGGAGAGCGCGGCCGACCGCTATCCAGAGGATGTCTTCCCCAGCCCGCCGCCGGGGGAGCACGGGGCCGTCGACTGCTGCTCGGCGCGCGCTATCCGGCGGTTCTTGGCCGGACTAGTGGCCGAGGTGCGAGAGATGCTCGTAACCGGATCCTGCAACGAGCGCGGACTTGTGGGGGGCGCGTGACACCATTCGCGCACATCCCTATGGAAGAATTACTGGCCGACTTGGCGGAGTCTCGCGCTGACATCGTCGCTTGCGAGCGCGCCTTGCATGTTGGTTACACCCACCACCGCAACGGCCTTTCGGTGCAAGCGCGCCTGGACCGCAATCGCGAGATCATCGCGACCATCGAAGACGAAATTGCCGCGCGGGGATCTGACGTTATGGAGGCGGGGCGATGATCCTCGCCATCCTGGTAACCGGTTCCCGCGACGAGACGAGCGCCCAACGCATCAAGCGCGGACTCGTGGCGGCCGCACGAATGGTCAACCCCGGTCTGCAACAGCCAATCGAGGCTGTCCGGATGGTGCACGGAGGCGCGCCCGGAGCCGACACGACAGCTGCTCAAATCGGCATAGCCAAAGGCTGGGCCGTCGAGTCATGGCCGGCCAAATGGAGGGTGCCCCGGCAGAAGGGCGACCCGGCCGGAAGCATCCGCAACGGCGAGATGGTGGCCCGGATGGAGCGCCTACGGGCGGATGGATGGACCGTTGTCTGCGCAGCGTTTCCGTTGCCCGGGTCTATCGGCACCCATGACTGCGTGCGCAAGGCGCGGAAGGCCGGGATACCGGTATACGAGGAGGAGGTGCCCACGTTGCGGGGCGAGGTTGGGCAATGATGCGCTCGGGTCTCAGTCCGCTAGCATCCCAGAACTTCACGGACCATCCTTCCGCCATACAAACCGCCCGTCCTCCGGTCCAGGCCACCGGCGGGACGGGTCCAGCAACGGTCGAGCGGGGCCAGAGGGAAGCTTGACGGTCGGCTGAGCTGGCTCGGGCTTGGAGTCGTCCTCGGCCTCTCGCCGCCTGCGCTTGCTCAAGCCGACTCGCGGTTCAGGCTGTCCGTGACCCTCAGCGCCTCGGCTGGGTCGGTCAGCGTGGCATAGCGGGATCGTGTGAGCACGTCCCAGATGGCGTAGACGAGACGAGTCGACACCCGCTGCTCGCGCGGTCCCCGGCGATTGCCGAGCCTGGGTCGATACGTGACGGTCTTTGTCTCGGGAGTTGGGGACACGACAAAACGGGTCAAGATGCCTCCTCGTCTGCTGTCCCGGTGGTGGCGGCCACGGAAAAATCTTCAACGCGTTACGACCATACCCTGCAAACAAGTATGCGAATACCTGGATCCAAACGGGTGGATGGATCCAGCCCGGCCCACCTATCCTCTCACCACGAGCCCGGGGCTGGCGGCCACGGGCAGACGGGCCGGCTTACCCTGGCCCGTCTTGATGAGGAGGCGACAATGGGCGACGAGCCGAAGGAGCCAATGCTCCAATTCTTCCGGTGGGAGCACCTCCCGCCGCATCTGCAGTGCCATTCCCGACCGTTCGCGGACTTGGCGGATAAGCTGTTGGAGTCGCTGCCTCGCAACCCCAAGCGCACCGTGGCCCTGCGCAAACTCCTGGAGGCCAAGGATTGCGCCGTGCGCGCGAGGCTCTACGAGTGACCGCCGTCCGATGAGCCAGCGCCCGAAGCTGCGCCCCCAGGACGAGCTGCAGACCCGCCTGGCCACCGCCCGCCACCAGCAGCGCGTGGATGAGCAGTTGGCGAGCTTCATCATGGGCGCCGCATCCAAGTCCCCCCCGACCTGCCAGGAGGAGGCCGACGAGGTCTCGGCCGCGCTGTCACTGTGGGTGCGCCTGGGCGCGGACCTCCATACCCAGCTCTGGCCCGTGCGGCAAGCCTGGGTTGAGCACGTACAGTCGAAGGGTGTGGTTGATGCGGCTGCCGTGGTGGCCCGCGTCCACGACCCCCTCAGCGACGACCCCACGCACCCCGGCCGGCCCGTCGGCGGGCTCGGCAACAAGGTGCCGTGAGTGGCTACACAGGAAGGCGGCGTCGCTCCCACAGCCGCGTCCACGGCATGCCATTCCGCGAGACGACAGACCGGCCCGAGCGGACCTGCGCCTGCGGCTGTCCGGCCCGCATCGAGGAATACGACGATGTCCTCACCAGGAGGAGAATTCAGATCATCCGCTGCCAAGGGCGGCCATACAGCAAGGACTTGCCGGCAGTCCAGGCCTGTCGACCAGTCAAGGAGGAGGTCGCAATGCCGTTGGTGAGCGAGGAGCGCAAGGCGCAGTGGAGGCAGATGGACAAGGCGCAGCGCGAGGCCGTGCTGGAGTCTTGCCGGGACGTGGTCGGCGGGCCGACCGTGGTCAACGCGATGCGCGGCTCAACCAAGGTTTCCGACACCAAGCTGGCCGCCATCGACGCCGCGATGGACAAGGTGCTGGACTGCCCGGTCACCGGTGCCGATGACGGTCTAGACGAAAACGGGATGCCCATGGAGCCTGCGCTGCAGGCCGGCCTGAACGAGTTGCGCCGCGAGATGGGCATCACGGCGCAGCAGTTGCGGGCGGAACTGACCCATCCAGACTATCACGACCCCGGCATCCTTGACGCCATCGAGGAGATGCTCAAACGCAGGGAGGCCGAGCGGGCCACCGAGACTGGTCAATCCGAGCGAGCGTCGACCGCATTCGAGTCTGTGGCCGAGGACCTTCAGCCCGACCCGTTCATGGACAGGGTGGAAGCCGCGCTCAGCGCCGCTGCCAAGCTCCGTCACCAGCGCGGCCAGGACTACGGAAGGGAAAAAATCACCGTGCCGGACTACATGCCCTTCGGGGACGTGTCTTACCTGCAGATGGTCTGGGTCAAGGTCATGCGCCTGCGGTCCCTGGTCGGCTCTCAAGAGACGGACCGGTCCAAGCTCACCGATTCCATCCTCGACGCTATCAACTACTTGGCCTTCTGGGCGGCCGACATCGAGACTCCCAGGTGAGCTATCAGGTCGACCACGCCGCGCTCGTCAAGACGCAATTCTCCCCCTCGCTCAACCCAATCGAGCAGGTGGAGGCGGCCGTCGACCTGCTCGCATCCTTGCCTCCCGACTTTGACCGGGCCTGGGCCTGCAACCGCTGCAGAGACTGGGATGAGAAGGAGGAAGCCCGGCGCCTGGACCTGTCCGTCGGACGCAAAACTGTCACCCCTCTTCCCCTCACGCCGCCCAGCCCGCCCGGAGCGTTTGAGCCGCGTACCAGCTGTTCGGGCTGTATCTTTGCGATCCTGGACGAGGTGGACAAGCCTCGCCGCATCCACGGTGCCCGCCGTCGCGTCCGCGAGCTCCGCTTGAGCGAGTTTGAGACGACGCACTTCACAAAGCCCGGAACGGAGTCCGCATGATCTCCGTGTTGCTGCGGCCTGTCAACATCCGATGATAGGCGTCTACCTGCCGGAGCTGGTTGCCGTTTGGCACGCCCTGGGATGCCCTGAGGGACGCCCCTCGCCGCTCCCCTGCCGAGACCCAAGCGAGTGGGCAGAAAAGCCCAAGCTGGCGTCTGGGAGGACGTGGGCGCATGCTGTGGCAGACTCGGGGCGGGAGCAGCAGGTGCGCCGGTGTGGTCTCGCCCAGGAACGCTGCCAGGCACTGCGTGGACGCGTCCCCCGCGGGGTGCTGCCCCTGGGTCACCTATGCACGGTCCGCACCCTGGAGCACGGAATTGACGAGGATGAACCAGCGTGAGTGAAGCCAACGAGATGCGCGCACTGGTCGCCATCGTCTGCGCAGCGCTCTGCTTCCTGTCCATCTTCCCGCTGCTTGCCCGGCGCGCTCGGATGGAGCAGCGGGCTGAGTCCCTCATCACAGTGGGGCACACTGGTCCGGTGACCATTACGCCTGCCCTGGAATCGGGCACCTGCGTGGTCCTCGGTCACCGGCTCTTTGTTTGCGACGGGAAGGACTGGTCTGAGTTCGTGGGGCCGGTCCGGTGAGCTACCGAGTTAGGGTCCGCGTTTTAAACCGCACGGTTATGCCGTGCCGTGCCTCTACCCGGTATAAGGTGAGAGGAGTTTTCCTTCGATGAGACCTCGGAAGACTCCCAAGCCCCAGATCCGGCTGTCGCCACAGTCCTGGGGGCGTCTCGGCGCTCTGGAGCGACGCCCTGCGAGGGCTACCCCCTCCGAGCTGGAGACGCTTGCTGACGAGCTGCTGCGTGCCAACCCAGACACTAACCCCGACCCGACCGCGCGCGTCGTCGCCTACACCACCCGCCAGATGCAGACTCGGGACGAGCAATACGTGGCCGTGGGGGATGTGCAGGGCGTGGCCTACATCGAGGAGCGCATCCAGTCGAGATACCGGCCGAAGCGCGGGAAGAGAGCAGCATGAGCGACCTCTACAGCTCGACCGGCTACGTCCTGACGCTGCTCCTGCAGTGGGCCTGCTGCCTGCTCAACTGGGCGCTGGTGACCTACCTCGCTTGGGCTGTCCTGGGTTTGTGGGGCGCATTTGCGGTAGCCCTCTGGGGCTCCCACGTTTGCTCTGGCAAGGCCGCTGAGCACCTCGAGGACATGCGCGCGCTGGACACCTACAGGGCGTATATCAGCCTCAACTAGGAGGTGCGATGCCAAAGCGTAAACGCATTTTCACCCTCGCCAACCCAGAAGGGTCGACGGACGGGACGACAGAGCAGCGCCGACTCTTCATACAAGAATACATCAAGCTCCGCTGCGTCAACGGTGCAGAGGCAGCCAGGCGCGCTGGTGTGCATCCCAACAACGCCCGCCAGCAAGCCTACCACTGGCTTAAGTTGCCGGACGTGCAGCGCGAGTTGGAGCGCTACCGCAAAGAGGTCGACCAACTCACCATCGTACGGGCGGCCGATGCCATCGAGGAGCTGCTCATCGTTGCTCGCTCCACCATCCAGGACGTTGCTTTCGTTGACGACGGAGGCAAGCTTGTGTTGCGCGAGGACATAGACGACGACTCCGAGCTGTGGCGAGCCGTGAGGCGCATCACGAGCAAGACGTCGACCAAGGAAACCGAGCACGGCACGGACGAGTCTACCGAGGTCACCATCGAGATGCACGATAAGGGCAAAGCGCTTCACATGATGATGACGCATCTTGGCATCCTGGTCAAAAAGCTGGAGGTCAGTGGCAAGATGGCCCTGGCCGACGCCATCAAGGGATTCTTGGCCGAGGTCGACGGCGGCCCCCGGGGGTAAACCGTGGCGAGCATCTCGAAGGAAGAGCTGGAGGCCTTCGGGCCCTACGCGCGGGCCAACCCCGGTCCTTTCTGCCGGCACTTCCTCGGCGCTGACCTCTGGTCCAAGCAGGTTGAGATTCTCGAAAGCGTGCGAGACAACGAGCGCACGGCTGTCGTGGCCTGTCACTCCATCGGGAAGAGCTACATCACAGCCTGTTGCGTGATGTGGTTTCTGCTCGCTCACCCCGGCAGCAAGGTCATCATGACGAGCCCCACTTGGCGACAGGTCATCGACGTGCTCTGGAGCAAAATCCGAGAGCTTTACACCAAAGCCCCTGTAGAGTTGCCCGGTCAGCCCCTACTCACTCCCCGCTGGGAGATTGAGCCAGAATGGTGCGCGCTGGGATTCGCCTCGACGCAGCCCGAGCGCCTACAGGGATTCCACGCCCCAGAGATTCTCGTCATCGTGGACGAGGCGAGCGGCGTGCCCGCCAAGCTCTTCGCGGCCATCAAATCGATGGGCGCGAGCGGCGAGAAGGTCCGCTACCTCTACCTTTCCAACCCGACCCGGCCGGAAGGCGAGCTGTTCGACGCCTTCCACAAAAACCGCAGTTTGTTCTCTGGCGGCCTGTTCCAGGTGTCAGCTTGGGACACCCCCAACCTCGCTCCCCTCAAGGCCACCCTGCACCCGGACTACAACCCGACCATCACACCCGCCCAGCGTATCGCAGCGCTCCGGCAGGCGCCCTGCCCCCGGCCATACCTCATCCGGCCCAAATATGTGGCCGACGCCGAAGAGGAATGCGGCTGGGATAGCGACTACTACCGCGTGCGCGTGCTGGGCCAGTTCCCACGAGGGGGCGCAGACCTGCTCATACCGCTCCACCTCATCGAAGATGCGATGAACCGGTGGGAAAATTTGCACCACGACAAGGACGGCAAGACCGTCAAAATGTGGTGGGACCAGCTCTCTTCTGTCGACGTGTCGCGTGTCATCAAAGGCAGTCTCGACGTGGCCAGATTCGGCACCAACGACAGCGTTTTTGGAGCCCGCCTCGAGGACGTGGTGGCCCCTATCCACTCCTGGAATGGGCTGGATACGGTCCAGCTCACCGGCAACGTGCAGGACCTCATCCGGCGCTACAACGTGCGGGACATGGTGGTGGACGAGGACGGACTGGGCGGCGGCCCCTACGACAACCTTCGCTACTGGGGTCTGCCAGGGCTGGCCCTGCGGGGATTCCAGGGCGGCAAGGCTCCGCACAACCGGGAGCGCTACGGAAACCTGCGAGCCGAGGCCTGGCACGACCTGGCGGCCCGGTTTGCAGACGGACGCATCGCCATCCCGCGCAACGACAAGCTCACCGCCCAGATCTCGTGCATCCGCTACTTCTACCGCCCCGGCGGCCAGCGGATGATGGAGAGCAAGGACGACATGGTCAAGGACGGCCGGCAATCCCCAGACATCGGAGACATGCTCGCGATGCTCTTCCTCGGCGCCAAGGCAGAGAGTTCTGCCTCGGTGCCGATGGCAATCCCCGGGCGAAAGCTCAACGCCCACAAATGGTAGGAGGCAGCGAATGGCCGGACTCGTAGACGCGGCCGGCCGTCCGCTCGCAAGCGGAAAGCCGGTCTTCGACATCCTCAACGCCTCCTGGCACCGCTGGAAGCACAGCCCGGGCACAGACTGGGTGGACAACCCGGACGACATCCCGCTGAGCACCTACACCAAGATGCAGGCGGACGAGACGGTGTTTTCCGGCCTGGAGCTGATGCAGATGATGGCCCTGAGCCGTCTCGGCGACTACTGCCACGAGGACGAGGCTATCCAGGATTTTATCAACTCCCAGCTTGAGGGCATCGAGGGCGTGTTCACCTCCATCCTCGGAGAGCTGATGCAGTCCGCTTTCGCCTACGGATTCGGAATCGGGGAAAAGCTCTGGAAGCCCGGCCCCGAAGGCGTCAGCCTGCGCGGAGTCCAGCTCCTGCACCCCGACACCATCACGCTGGACATCTACACGGACGGGCCGGACAAGAACCGGCTCAAGTCAATTCGGCAGTTTTTCCGGGAAAGCTATCAGGCGGAGATCCCCGTCGACAAAGCTATCCTCTACACGCACCGGGGCCAGTTCGGCAACTTTTATGGGAGGTCGCGCCTCGCGGCCGCCTACCGCTGGTGGTATATCAAAGACAAGGTCCTCAAATCCTGGGCCATCTGCGCCGAGCGCTACGGCACGCCCTACACCTACGCAAAGATGCGCGAGGGTGCCGGAAACCGTCAGTTCAATGTTTCCGGCCAGACGCTCAATGGCCTGGAATACATGGGCAAGGTCCTCGACTCGATGGGCGACACCGGCAGCATGGTGCTCACCGAGGACGTGGAGAGTTTTGAGGTCAAGTATGCGCCCGCCAGCCTGGGAGACTGCTTCGAAGCCCTCGTGGCTTTCTGCAACACGATGATTTACCGCGCTTTGGGCTTGCCGGCGCTCATCACGGATACCGGCAAAACCGGCTCTTACTCCCTCGCCAAGCAGCATTTCGAGGCGCTCGTCCTGACACTGGAGCGCATCCTTACCGAAGCGACGGATTGTGTCATCGAGCAGCTCATACGGCCGCTGGTGACCTACAATTTTGGCGAGCAAGAGGACTGGGGCGAGTTTGCTTCCGCTCCTCTGCAGACCGAGGACGAGCTGGCAGTTTCCGAGGTCGTCTCCAACCTCGTCGCCTCGGGCGTCATCGACCTCGCCAGACCAGACGACATCAACTGGGCCCGGGAGCGACTGGGCCTCCCGCCTCTCGACGAGGAGGATTTGCAGCCATCGCTACCCGAGATGCCAGACCCTGCTGCGCAGGACATGCCGACGCAGGATTCTCCGATGCCGACCCCGCCGAGGTCGTTTTCGCAGGCCGGCCGCATCGCTCGCCGCGAGGCGCTCCGGCGCAACCGGAGACGGGCCCTGGCCTGGACCGTCGCATCGTATACGGCGGGAAGCGGCGCTCTTCGGTTGCCAGCGTAGCGCGCAAAACGAAGCCGCTGCTCTACCGCCTGGAGCGCTGGTTTCTTCGGAGTGCGGCCGCGCTCTTGCGCAATCGCCTCCAGGCGCTGGAGTGGGTGGTCGCGCAGGCGATGCTGGCCGGTCCCCACAACCTCAGCGTGCCGGGCGGAGACGCCCACGACGCGCTCGTGATGGAGCTTTGCCGAGCGGCTTTCGCCTGGGGTCACTCCCACGCTCGGGAGGAGTTGCGAGCCAAGCGCAGAGGCGTGGCCTTCAACGAGCCCGCGCCGACGCCCGTCGGCCCCATCCCCGTCGAGGCCATCGCCTGGGCTCAGGCCCGGGTCGCCCTCCAGGGCAAGTGGCAGCGGGACCTAGACTCGCAGGTGATCGCGGTCATCGTCAACGGACTCGAGACGGGCGCGACCAATCAACAGGTGATGGACGCGCTGGAACGGGTGTTTCCGAGCTTCTCTAAGCCCCGGCTGGAGAACATCGCCCGGACTGAGTCAATCGCGGCCTACAACCAGGGCAAGATGGTAGCCTACCGGGCTAACCCTTACGCGGAGGCGGTACAGTTCGCGGCCATCCTCGATACCCGAACGACCAAAATTTGCCAGGAGCGCGACGGCCTCATCATGCGGCTTGATGACGAGCGCATGCAGGCCAACACGCCTCCCCTGCACTTCCAATGCCGGTCCACCCTCGTCCCCCTCGACAAGTGGGATATGGAGGACCTGCAGGCCAGCGACCCGGACGCTGAGGCTCGATTTTTCGGATGGCTGCAGGACGGCCCCAGGAGCCTGCGTGAGGCTCTGAACTGGGACGCCCTGCCCAACCCCCTGCCAGGATTTGGAAACATCTCAGACGTGGGCAGGTGAATCCAGGAGGCCACATGGACCTGTTAACATTCAACGCCTGCGGAGAATTGGACACCGAGGTATTTGCCCGCGGAGACCTCGGCGGCGTGCCTTTCATCGACAAAAAGGCCACGCTGTTTCGCACCGGCACCCACAAGGGGCGCAAGTATGAGGTGTCCGACATCGACAAAATCGTCGAGCAGTTCTACGAGCCCCCAACCGAGCTCGACTGGACCGTCCCCATGCAGGTCGACCACAGCTCCTCTGCCCGCGACACCACGGGCAACGTCCGCAAGTTGTGGCGCGAGGGAGAGCGGCTGATGGGCCGGGCCCGCTACATCGGGCAGCAGGCCATCGACAACGTCGAGAGCGGCGTGTGGCGCAAACTTTCTGTCGGGCTGCGGCCCAACCTGTCCCTGCATCACGTGGCGGTCACCCCGCACCCGTATGTGTTGGACGCCCAAAACCACAACGAGGAGGGACAGACGATGTCCGCAGACCCCACCCAGACCCAAACCCCGCCCGCCCCGGCGCAGGCGGCCCAGCCCGATTTGTCGGCTCAGTTCTCCGAGCAGCTCACCAAGCTGGAGCAACAGTTTGCCGAGCGCACCAAGGCCTTGGAGGCCAAGGTGCAGGCGCAGCAGACCGTCATCGATGGCCAGGCGCAGGTGATGCGGTTCGCCGCGCTTGCCGCCCAGGTCGACACTTTCTCGGAGCAGGGACGGACCGTCCCGGTCATGCGCGAGGCGGAACTGGCGCTGCTGAAAACCTTCAGCGACGAGCAACTCAAGCTCTACGGAGACCTCAAGGCCGTGAGCCCGGCCTACGTGGATTTCGCCACTCACTCGCTGGTCGACCACCGCAAGCCCGGCGCCCAGTTTTCCCAGGAGGATTGCGACGCAGAGGTCGCCCTCCTCCGCAAAGAGCGCGGACACGAGTAAAGGAGCAAGCAAGCCATGCAAACCACCACCTATACCCCCAAGCAGATCGTGGCCCAGGGCTGCGAGCCCAAGAGTCGCGCCATCACCGTGGCCGGCAGCCAAACCCTGGCCGCCGGAACCCTCATGGGCGTCACGACCGCGGACGGCCTCGGCTACGCCTGGGACCCGACCGCCACCGACGGCACTGAGAGCTTGGTCGGCATCCTGACGGACCGAGTCGACACCAGTGATGCTGGTGAGGCGCTCCTGGCCTCGGTGTATTTCGCCCACGGAATCCTCTACCTCGACCAGCTCGTCGGCCTGACCGGCAACGAGGGAGCTGCCCGCAACGATATCGGCATGCGCATCTTCACGAGCGCCAACCTCGTCGTCATCTAGTCCACCCTCCTTGATTGAAGAGCCCGGCTGACCCCCGGGCTCTTTTCATTTCGCTTCGGGCTCAGCCCAGAAAGGACACGTCATGCCCTACTCTCCTTCGTCCCTGGGCTACCCTCGCCCGCAAGTCATCGAGGGCTACGTTGAGAAGTGGCGCCCCAATACGGCTCAGTTCATCGGCATGCAAATGCTGCCGATGAAGAACTGGGGATTCCAAACCGTCGAGTGGGATGAGCTGGCCAAAATCACCGGCCGCACTGCTGCGATGCCGCAAAACGGTGAGCCGCAAGACATCCCGCACCGCGTGCTCAAGAGTTACACCGAGCGGCCGTTCCACTTCGGCGACTCGATGAGACTCCACGAGACCGACATCCTCAACACCCGCGCACTCGGCAAGCTCGACCAGCTCGCCGGCCGCCAGTTGGTGATGACGATGACTGACAACCTGCAGGTGCGCCTCGACAGCCTCATCGAGTGGAGCACCTGGAAGGCGCTGTCGGGCTCGCTGGCCATCGACGAAAACGGCGTGAAGCGCACCATCACCTACTCTGCCAACTTCGCGGCCACCCCCACCGCCGGGACGCTGTGGTCAGACACCACCAATGCCGACCCCATCGCCAACCTGCAGGCCTGGGTGGACAACTTCCGCGGCAAAGCCGGAGGCAACCGCGTCCGTTGCTTCTACAATCGCAGCGTCGCCAAGCTTTTGAGCCAAAATGCCAAGGTCCGCGACTTGCTCAAATACAACGCCCCCGTGCTGCAGGTCGGCCCGGACAACGTGGGCAACCTCATCGCCCCGCTCATCGGCGGCGTGATGTCCCTCGAGGTATACGACGGCGGCTACGACCTGTCCGACACCTACACGACCTTCATCCCGGACAACAAAATCATCATGATCGCCGACTGCCCGACCGGTGGAACCCTGCCCGTCCTGGGCAACTGGGTCAGCACGCCGAGCGTCCGCAACGGCGGCATGGAGCCGCGTCCAGGCCGCTGGGTGCAGGTCTGGGACGAGTGGATGGAGCCCGTGCCTTCCTACCGGCAAGCGACTGGTATCTACGGCGTGCCCATCATCCGCTATCCCCAGTGCGTCCAGGTTGCGACGGTCGCATAATGCGCCTCATCTGCCGCCTGGACGGCCTCACGATGGGCGGCGTCTGCTACAAGGCCGGCGAGGAGATTGTCCTCGCCGACCACGTGGAGGCGCTCAAGCCCTACGCGCTGGGCCGCAAGAAGCACCCGGCCGGGGACATCGTCGACTACACGCGCGACGATGCTCCCCCGCCCCGCCGCAAACACTTGGTGACGGACTCCGTCGCCCCTACGCCGGCCGAGGCCGAGCAACCCACGGAGGTGCAAAGTGAATCTCAAGGCTAAACTCGTCTCTCTCCTGGCCGTTCTGGCCTTTTTCGTCCTCCCGGTGGGAGGCTTTCTGTGGCAGTCGGCCGATGCGGCCAGCGGCGACCTATCCGTCCTGGTGCGCGGCACGCAGGGCGGCTCCCGCAAGGACCTGCTGCGCTTCAGCTCGAGCTATGCGCTGCTCCCCGGTGTGACCTCCATCACCAACCTGGGCAGCAGCTCGCTCATCTACAAGGGGATGTATGGCACCGATGCTTACGTGACGTCCATCAACGCCCAGTCCCCGGTGACGGTCACCACGCACACTACCCTGACGGCGGCCAGCGGCTCGTTCGTGCTGCTCAATGCGGGAGGCGCCACCAACGTCACCTTGCCGGCGGCGAGCTCCGTCCCCAACCGGACTATCCGCTTCCAGGACAAGTCTGGCGGGACGAATGCTGTCACCTTCTACGCAACCTCTGGAAACGTGAACGGCGGCACCAACTCCACTGCCTTCTCGACCGCTTACGGTGGCCGTGATGCCTACTCTGACGGAACCAACTGGTTCCTGCGGTAGTGCCCTACTGCACTTCGGCCGATGTCCTGCAGCGTCTCCCGGCGCTGCAGGACGCCTCGGACCAGACCGGAGTGGGGGAGCAGGTGGAAGCCGGCATCGAGTGGGCGCAGTCGGTCATCGATCCCAAGCTGGCCAACCGCTATGCCGTCCCGTTCACGTCCGTGCCCATCACTATCAAGCACATCGCGGCAGACCTCGCGGCGTCGTTTGCGGCGCGGCTGAGCTACTCTGGAGGCGGAAACGTCACCGAGCTGAGCAAGGAGTTGCGAGAGGACGCTCTCTCCCGTTTGCAGGCCTTGGCCGACGGCACCGACGTGTTGCCCCTGCCTGACGACCAAGTCGATGAGACGAGCAACAACCTGCCGGCTCTCCACACCAACTATGGGCGGACGCCGACGGACTGGAGATGGTGAGTAGTGGCACGCATCCGCATCAACCTGGACGGCACGCAGTTGGACACGATGCTCGCGCGCGTGGCCGCCACGGTGGCCGACTCCCGCTCCCTCTTCCAATACGTCTGTCTCATCGCGCTCGAGCAGATGGTCTCGACCGCCTTCCGCGCGCAGGGTCCGGGCTGGGCGCCGCTCTCGCCTGTCACTCTCAGACGCCGCCGCAAGGGCTCCAGCGCTATCCTCCAGGACACGGGGCGGCTTCGCAACAGCATCGTGTCCCGGGGCGCCGGCTCTCTGTTCAGCCTCCAGCCTACGAGCATGGAGGTCGGGAGTAACCTCGTCTACGCGGCGACGCAGCAATTCGGCCGACCCGACAACCGATTCTACAACACCCCCAAAGGCCGACCCGCGCCAATCCCGGCGCGCCCATTCCTCCCGACCGCGGAGGACGTGGCCCACTTGATCGCCTCCCGCAAGATTGAGCGATTTATCCAGGAGCAGCTTCGTGCTTGATGGCGTCAAAGAGGACCTCTACCAGTTGGCCTTGGACGCCCAGAGCGGCAAGCTGGCCGCCTATGGAAAGATTGCCAAGGGCGACTTCCCGCCCCTCACGCAAGACAGCAAGGCGGCCGCACTGACCATCGACTGGGACGGCAACCTACAGGTCAACGCCACCGGCAACCACTACGAGCTGACCGGACGCTTCGCCCTCTCCAGCTATGCCTCTGCAGCCCGCCAGCCGGACGCAGACACGCTCCTGGAGCGCGCCCTCCTCCACTACAACGGGAGCGCTTGGACTGGCCTCTACGCCTTCCTGGGGCCTCTCGGCTCCTACACCGACGACTATGGTCACACCTACAAGCTGGCCATCCAGCCCGAGACGCAACGCGGCACGGTCAGCAAAGAGGCCTCCCAGGTCTGCACCGTGGCGGCTGTCGTCTACGTTGACGTGACCACATGGCTACCCCGCACTGCTTTTTAGCCGCACTGCGGCACACAACCAACTGAGGCCCGCCATCGTGCGGGCCTTTTCATTTGAGAGGAGATACCGCAGTGGGAACGTTTGGAAACGTGTCGATGGGCCTTGGTGCCCTTACCGTCAACTCGGTTGACGTGGGCTACCTGAAAGGGAAAGTGAACTACAAATACGCCTACGAAATCGAGAAATTCGAGACGGGCGTGCCGCTCAAGCTGCAGGGCCAGATCACCAAAAAGCTGTCGGCCTCGCTGACGGCCACTCTGGCCGAGCTGTCGGCCGAAAACATGGCGATGGCGCTCGGCGGACTGTCCATCTCGACCGTGACCGCTGTCGAGGTGACGATTGCTGACGGCGACAATCAAGAGCGCACGTTTGCCAGCATCGGCGGGGCGGGCCTGGAGTGCATCCAGCTCGGACCGGGGACCCCGGCCACCCTTTTCAACACGCTCGTGGTGGAAAACTCGGCCGAGAACACCACCTACACGGCCGGCACGGACTACCTGCTGGACCCCACCAGCGGAAAAGTCTGGCGCAATCCCGCCGGAAGTATCACTTCCGGCCAAACGGTCCGCGTGTCCTACAAATACACGCCCACGGCCGGCAAGCAAATCAACTTGGGTGTCACTTTCAGTCTCTCACAGGTGCCCCTGACTTTCGTCCACACCAAGCCCAACACCAACAAGGACATCACTGTGGTGATGCACAAATGCTCGGCGAACGGCACCGTGGACATCAACTTCGACGAGCAAAATTTCATCCTCAACGACGTGACTTTCGACGCCATCGAGGATACGACCAACGCCGCCCACCCGTTCGGCTACATCTACGAGGAGACCTAAGTGCGCCAAATCTCACGCAAAGAGGAGCTTGTCACCGTCACCTTCGGCGACGAGGAGGACGGCAACGAGGTGCAGCGCGAGTTCCTCTTGCGCGAGATGTCCGTCGCAAAGGCGGGGAGGTTCCTCGCCGCTCTCGACCTCGCCGTCCAGGCCAGCAATAGCGTCAAGGACGGCGAACTGGTTCCGACGGCGGACAGGCAGCGCTACCTCTTCCAGGAGGCAGCCCGGTCCCTCGACCACTGCCTCCTGACCATCCTTTCCCGGCCCCGCGGAGACGTGCGCGACAAGCTCAGCTTGAGCGACATCGCGCTCATCTCCGAAGGCCAGCGGCAAGACCTCATCGCGCTCCAATGCGACCTCAACCGATTTGATGAGGAATGCATGGGAAAAGTCTCGCGCCTCCTGGTGACGATTCACGCAATCCGCCTGGCGGGAGTGATGATCGAGCACCTGGAGGCCGAGACCTCATCCCCGGAAACGTCCTCCACGCTCTCGCCCGAGCTTACGGGAGCGACCCCCTGACCCTCTGCCGCCGCTTGTCTGTCCGCCAGTGCCTCCTCTTCCACAAGCACATCTTGGCGAGCGAGTGGAGAAAGCGGAACTGGCAAATGGTCCTGGCTGGCTGCCAGCCGTCTGAGGAGCCCGACTTTGGCCTTGACGAGAACCAGGGGCAGGATGAGGCCGACGAGGCCTGGGAGTCCGCCTACAGGAGCCCAGAGGCGGTAGCCGAGCGAGCTGCTCGGCGTAAGGCTCAGGCCGACATCTCCTCCCGGTTGGCGCGAGGCGAAATCAAGCTTTTGACCTAGGAGGGCCCATGGCGGCTGTAGTCCCAGTCGCTATCCGCTACCTCGCCGAGAAGGACGCGTCTGTCGACCGCATCGCGCAAGAGGTCCGCTCCAGCCTCGCCAACTCCAACACGCCCATCCAGGTCGCCACGGCCAGCACCGGCAACAGCCTCGCCGAGGTCACCCGTCTGCGCGACGAGCTGGAGGCCGTCCGCCGTGAGGCGGGCACGTCTCGTCAGGAGCTGGAGGCGCTGCGAGACGCCGCCTCCAGAGTCGCCCCGCCGATGCGGGAGTGGATTCAGGAGGAGGCCGGGGCTGCCAAGGCGGCCGAGGGCATCCGTGCTCAGGCTGAGCAGTCGCAGCGCTTGGCCAGCGTCTCCACCCAGCTCGGCACCACTCTGGCTGTCGTGGGCGCAGGCCTGCTCGCCATTGCGGGCGCGGCCATCCAGTCCGCCTCTCGCTTCGAGCAGTACCAGCAGCAGCTGGTTACCCTCAAGGGCTCGGTCGAGGGTGCTGCCAAAACATTCGAGTTCGCGCGCCGGCTCGCCGCCGTCTCCCCGTTTGACGTGCAGGGCGTGGTGGCAGCAACTGTAACCCTGGAAGCCTACAAGCAAAAAGCCGAAACCATCCTGCCGGCCGTGGCCAACCTGGCCGCAGGCATGGGCAAGCGCGTAGAGGACGCTGCGCTGGTCGTCGGCAAGGCCGCGTCTGGCTCTCTGGAAGGCTTCGAGTCGCTTCGCAACGAGTATGGCATCACGACGGAGGAGCTCCGCCAGTTCGGAGCCCAGGCCAACGCGGCAGGCGGAATCCTGGCGCGCTCCCCAGCACAAATTGAGCTCGCCAGAAACGCCCTTCTGACCATCATCCAAACCCGCTTCGGGGATGCGATTGAGCGCCAATCGAAGACCTTCGCGGGAGCGCTCTCCAACCTCGGCGACGCGGTCCAAAACTCGGCCGCTCGCATCGGCCAGAGCCTGCTCCCCGTCGGGCAAACGCTCATCCGCGTCTTCACCGGCGTGATTGACGTCATCGGCCGCGCCCCTGCTCCCATGCTGGCCCTGGCCGGCGCCGGGCTGGTTGTCGGTGGCACACTCGCGACCGTCGCGGGTGCGAGCACGCTGGCCGTGGCCGGGCTGGTTGCCGTCAACGCGCAACTGTCGGTTGCCGCTCCGCAATCGGCGGCTGCATCCGTCGCCTACTCTCTCACCGCCCGGTCTCTCACTGCCCTCGGGTCGGCTGCTACCTTTGCGGGGACGGGACTGCGCTTTCTCGTCACCAACCCCGTCGTGCTGGCCCTGGTCGCCACTCAGGCGGTTGTGCTCGGTCTGACAAACTACGTCAACGGCTACTCAGACGCGCTCCGCCGCTCTTCCGACGAGGTCAGCCGACAGGCGCAGCAGACCCAGGCGCTCACACAGGACTATCGTCAGATGCTGGCCGTGCTCAACAATGCCGGCCGCGGCCAGGGCGTGCGCCTCGGGCCGGATGCCTTCCGCGGGGACATCGCCGGCGCGGTCAAAGGCATCAATCCCGGAGAGCTGTCGCGCGCCATGCGCGAGGCTGGGAGCAGCGTCGAGGACTACAAAAAAAAGCTGGAGTCGGCCCGCGACAGAGTGGCCGCCCTCAAGCCACAAATCGACCTCCTCAAAGACGCCCTTGAGACCGGCCGCTTCGCCAAGTCTGCCGCCGAGATGGCGGAGCTGGGCCTCTCCTTCGATTCAACCTCCCTCCGCTCCGAGAATCTGCAAGCTCGCCTGCAGGGTTTGCAGCTGGAGTTTGAGCGCGCGAACGGCATCATCGCCGGCACGAAGGCGGCCATTGAGGCCGTGGCCAACGCCGAGTCCAGGTTAGACAACGCCATCGAGCAGACGAAGCGGGCCGGCGACTTCCTGGGGTTTGCGAAGCAGATTGGCGGGGCGCAGGCCCTGACGACGGCCTTTGGCGCTCTCGACGAGCGCATCAGAGCCAACGCCCGCAATGCTCAGGTCGGATTCAAGACTGCTCTCGACCTCGCTCTGGAGCTGCAGTCGGACAAATACTCCCCGGACAACCTGAAGTCCAATCCGCTCCTGGCCAAAGAGGCCGAGCTGAAAAAGGAGCAGATCAAAGCGCTGGTTGAGGCGCAGCAAATCTCCGAGCAGCTGGCCAAGAAGGATAAGGAGCAGCAAGACGCCAACCTCGCAGACCGCGAGCGCACCTTCCGACTGCAAAAGGCTCTACATGGCCGGACGCTTGAGGAGGAGTTGGCCTTCCAGCAAGAGGTCACGTCCGTTTACAAGCGCCAGGGCGAGGCTGGGCAAGAGGCCTACGTCAAAAGTGTGGAATCCGAGGCCGACCTGCGCAAGCAGATTCACCGTCGCAATCTCGACGGTTTGAAGCGCAATTTGGCGGAGGAGCTGGCCAACACGAAGGCCGCGCGCGACCAGGAGACGGCCGGCAACACGGCCACTCAAAAAGTCGACGCCATCGACGCCCAGATTGCCAAAATCGAGAAGCTGCGGCAGGCCAACGCCAAAATCATCGCCCAGCAGCCGGAAATCCGGAAGCTCTTCGACGACGCGCTCCGCTCGGCCCAGACTGGACGGGCGGCCGAGGTAGCGAGGATTCCGGCGGAAAACCTGAAGCTGCTGAAGGACCAAATCTCGTCCTTCTCTGCCGAAGCGGTCACCGCGGCGGAAAAGCAGGCTGCCGTGGAGCGGGCCATCGCGCTCGTGAAGCAGGCGCAGTCCGCGCACATGGTGGACCAGGTCGGATCCCAGCGCGAACTGGTGACCCTAACCCGCCAGGCCGCCGACCTCGAGCGGCAAATCACGGCCGAGCGCAACCAGCGCCAGGCCGGGCTGCGCAGCCAGGAACTGCAGGCCAAAGAGGCCGAGATCCAGCTGCTCGAAAAGCAGCGGGACGCCGGCGCAGCCAAAGACGCCAACGGCAAGGACATCAACCGGTCCATCATCGACGCCAACAAAGAGCGGTTGGGCCTTCAACTCGCCAACATCGAGGCCAACAAGAAGGCAGAGCTGGACGCGGTGAAAGGCAGCACTCAGGCGGCCAACGAGCAGCGCGCCGACATCGAGCGCAAGTTTGGATTCGAGCGGCAGGCCATCCTCCGCGCGGAGACCTCCAAGGTTTACGACGAGATGACCAAGCAAACGCAGGCGGTCGGCAAGGCGCTCGACCAGCAGGACGACCGCTACCGCCAGAGCCAGCGCACCCGCAATGGCTTCGGCGGACCACGCTCACCCTTCTCCACCAACCCCCAACTGGGGTCAGGCATCCAGACCAGCTCGCTGGGTGAGTTTGGTGACGGATTTGGGCAGTCCTATTACCGCACCCAGGCCGGCAATGCGCCGTCCATCCGCAAGGCTCAGACGCAGGTGCAGTCCACCGTGGACGAGCTCGAGCGAAAGAAGCGGTCGGGGCAGGCTGGACAAGCGGCCGCGCCACCGCCCGGAAGCGCTCCTGTGACCTACCAGTCCAACAACACCATCATCAGCAAGGGCGGGCAGGTCATCTCCTTCACCGACTCCGAGTTTGATCGCAACGTCCTCCGGGTGCTGCGAGCCAACCAGCGCGAGTCGGAGCGATCGCCGTCGAAACGTAAGTGAGGAGGCGGCCACTGTGGCCCTTTGGGAGTGGATTCGGAGAGGCTCAATCTCCAAAGAGGTGGTGTCGCGCCACGCCTCGCGGGGTGCGGGGACTTACGGCACTCGCTACGACTACGACACCAAGCTGCCCACCAGGACCGAGCGTTTCCAGTCGCACGGGATTGAGTGGTCGGACCTCCAGGCCATCATCGACGACATGGAGACGCCCGATACGCCTACGACCATCACCGCCATCAACAGCGGCGACTGGACGGGGACCGTCACCAACCTGTCCTGGGAGCCTATCGAGGGCACAGAGCTATTCACCGCCGACCTAACACTTTTTGACCCCTCTGGAGGCTCATGACCAACGCAGACATCAAGCTCCGGCCAGCTGTCAACATCCCGACCGACGACTCCAGCACGGCCGGGGGAGACATGGACACGGGAGCGGAGATCACGGGCGCGGGCGCGGGCGAGTGGATGCCTCAGCTGGTCGCTCCTCAGTCCGGCACGCTCGACACGGACGCCGTGACGCAGACGCAGCTCGCCTACATCTCCAACGAGCACGCCTCCGATGACTGGCTGCTGGGCGGGCTTTACATGGCCAACCTGCTTACCATTCCGGGCGTGGCCGGCGTGCTCAAGGCCCAATCTACCTCGGCCTCGGACGACACCGATTGCAAAATCGTCTGCTACAGCAAGCGGAGCGGAGTCCTGGGCTCTCCGGTTGACCTGCGCCTCAATGGCACCACGTTGGTGAGCGACGCGCTCTCGCATTCGCTCGTCTACCGGTTGGTGCTGCGCGACTACAACACTGGGGCCATCGTCACTGCTGTGGGGGATATCTCGATTTGGGTGGGGTCAACGCTCATCGGCATGATTCCCAACGGAATGAGCTACGCCACATCCGAGTATGAGTTTGCGCCTTCCGCCTCCCTCGGCGACCTTGGCACGTTTGCGGACCGCCTGACGCCTCCTGGAGGACTCTCTTGGTCACGCCCCAACACGGCCGGCACCAAGGTGCTCGCCCCGTCCACGTTGGCGGCCAGCGACTTCTGGGGCGTCTACTGCAGGGAGACTCTCCAGCCCGGCATGCCTTCGGCCGGCACGATGCGGCGGAGGCTGCGCCCCCACGGCGTGGATGCGGCGTAATGGCCATCGTCTCGCCCACGGTGGACGACCACGTCGAGGCCTGCGCCGAGCTGATCGGGTCTGTCGACGACCGCGTCGAGGTCTGCGCCGTGATCGAATTGGAAGTTGACGACCAGGTCGAGATGGAGCCGGTCGTCTCACCTGTCATTGACGACTGGGTGTCAATCGTGACGCTCGTCAGTCCGGACATCGAGGACGGGGTGCGGATAGGAGGCTGGTAAATGCCGAGCACAACGTCCGTCCTGACTGGCCCAGATGGTGCCATTGAGGTTTCCAATGCCGAGTTGAGCACTGAGGTCAACGTGGGTTGGCGCTGGTCCTGCGAACTGCCGGCCGAGCACGCCACCGATTTCGCCCGCCTCGCCGGGTTCCGCCTCGACATATCCGACGGCCGTGGATTCGCCGTCTCCTCGCCCGCGCTGGTCTGCCTGGAGCGAGAGAGCGCGGACAACTACAACGCGGACGGGGGCGGGTCTGCGAAGCTGTCCGGAACGTGCCTGACTTCTCATCTCTTGGCTCGTCGCAACTACTCCACCGCCACCTTTCGCAGCACATCCGCTGTAGCCATTGCCAACTTCCTGGCCGCCGCCGCGGGCGTGCTCCTCCGGCTCCCTCCTGCCCTGGCCGACTTCCCGGTCCCGGATGAGGATGTAAAACAGGCGCAGTTGGCCGAAGCTCTGGGCCGCCTCCTGGATAAGCAGCCGGCCCAGTGGTATGTAGATTCTAACGGCCTGGTGCAGGTGGTGATGTGGGGCGACGCGGGCGGGATGAGCCTGTTCGAGTGGTCCAACGCTCGGCGCGCGACACGGCCCGAGCTGCGATTCACCAAGCGCCTCTTCGCCAAGCGCTCTGCCTACCAGGGTAACAACCAGGACGGTTCGGGCGAGTATCCGTTCGGCGACGCTGGTTTCAAATCTTTCGCCCTCCAGGCGCCCCTCAACAACGCCGTCCCGGCCGACCTGTCTACCATCGGCGAGATTGACTGGGTCACATTTTGGGATGGCGATCCGACCAGCAGCGGAAAGGCGATTGCCTACCACCAATTCAACCAGCTCAACAGTCTGCCCAACCTTGGCGTGGTATTCTCTGGCACCTGGCCAGCTACCCACGTCACCTGCGTTTGCTTCCCGCCACAGGGCCTCTCGGGCGTGCTGCCGGGCTTGGACCCGACCAGCGGAGCCTGGCTTCTCAAGGTCACCGGGACGCCTCCGGGCGACGCTCCAGCAGCCGACGCAGCCTTCACCCATCTCGTCGACCTTGGCGATACTCCCCCGTGGCCCGCCGAGGATGATGTGGACTCGCTCTGGCCAAACAAAGCTTGGTTGCAGGCGAGGGGGAACAAGCTCTTGGCCATGGGAAACAGCGGATGGGATACGCTTACCCTGGACGGCCCCCTGGACTGCGCCGCGGACCTTTTCCAGACCTTCACCTACAAGGGCGACGCCTTCAAAACGCGCAAAATCACGTGGCGGGCTGGGGACAACCCCGAGACCGCGATTGAGCTGGTAAGGCATGAGTGATATCTCGACAGGCAAGACGGTAAGTGACGGCTCTGCCGACGTGACCGTTCTCGGGGAGCTCTATTCGGACACCCCGAGACTCTCCGGTCAGCGGGTCCCCACCAGCGCCGATGTGGTACTGGTCAGGGTCGGTCGCGGGCAGGTTGTGCTCGGCGCCGGCGGATACTACAGCCCGGAGTAGACAATGCAACGACCCACCGCCGAAACGATGCGCGTCCTCGGCGACTCCGAGGGTGGCGGCTACACGCTGGAGGCCTACGACGGCCAACTCTACCACGGCAAGCCGAGCCTCGTCGGCAAGCACCGGGCTGGCGATGTGGAGATGGTGGGATTCCTCTCCCCCAAGTCCCGTCGGGAGCCGCTCATCTTGACGGGCTGGAACAAGACTACAAAACGGCTACCGTTGCTGATTGGCTCCGTCCCGGCATACTTGCAGGGGCTCTGGCCACAAGCGGAGGGACTGCCCCAGCTCGGCCACACCAATGCGGACAGTGGCTTCTTCCCGCCCAACTGGCCGGGCATCACAGGGCTGAACACGGAGATCCTGATCCCGTTGTCTCCACCCAACACCTCATATCTCTACCGTGGATTCGTACACTGGACCATCAACACGGGAACCGGATACGCTTTCAGCCATTGGGTTCCAACTGGCGATGGCTGGTCTCTGGCCATCCTCCTGGGAACTCTGTACGGGCCCGCGGGGGATACGTTGGTGCTCGGCCAGTATGACATCGAGGACCACGGCGGGGCGCTCTCTCAGGGCGATTCTGGCTATGGTGGCGGGACAGACCATGGCGGGCTCGCTCTGCACTACCTGCGGGCGGCCAACTGCCTGCTGCAATTCGGTCCCCTCACCCATCCCACCGGACGCCTCGACGCCTATGTCATCAACCTCAACACGGGCGCGGTGACGAAGTCAGTCGCCCCCAAGCTGCTTATTCACACTTCGGTCGGACACCATGACGTGCTCATAGGGTGGTGGGGAGGAGACGGCTCTCCGTCCTACTACAGCGATTCCGACGTCAAAATCTTGCGCCTCATCGGGGACCGTCTGCAGGCCAAGGCTACGGTTCCGGCCACGTCGCTGGCAACGGGAGCCGACCTCTACGCTTGCCACCCGGACAACAGCCGCGCGCGCGGTCGCTGGCCGTGGAGGCCGGTCACCAATGGCGAGGGCAAGGTGCTGGAGGGTGAGTTTGCGTTGGCCGCGATCTCGGCCACGGAAGGCTCCGTAACGTTCGGACCGGGGGATACCATCGAGGGCGTTCCAGACCCCATGACGGTCTATCCTATCATGGAGAGCACCTACCTGGACCTGTCCTGGGTGAGCCCCAGTGGAGCGGTGGCCCGCATCTACACCAACACGGTCCTCGCCTCCTCAGCCTCCATCAACTACGACTCGTTCAGTTGGTTTGAGGGAGTGGTCGCCTACCCGCCCCCAGACATTTCCGTCACGACTCAACTCCAACTCGGCTGGGCCGGCGAGGGTGACGTGCGGACGTTTGTGTCGGTTGCCGTCTCAGACGAGTTTCCATCTGGGGCGCGGGTCGTTCACGGACCCATCCTCAATCAGGCCGAGCATCCGCATGTGTTGCTGCCGATGTCCGGCCGCAACACGCTGACGCGTTCTGACGGAAACGACGTTTTCGAGTTCTCCCCGCCGACTCCACATCAGCCGACTGGTGCAATTTCCAGCCGTGGGCACCTCGCCCTGTGTTTCGCCGAGCCGGTCTACGAAATTGCCGGGTCGTCCGATTTCAACTCCTTTTTCCGTTATCCTACCTCGCCGGGCGTCTATACCGAGGAGCGCTGGAGACTACCAAAACGGCGCACTTACTACAGGACGTGGCTCGTCCATGTCCTGCCGGACGGGTTTGTTGTCCGGGTGGACATCTCGCAAAATTTGACCGGCCTGCTCGATACCTACGCCCTCGAGACGCCGAGAGAATACGAGGCTAGGCCTCTACTCGATCAAATCTGGCAGTGCGTGCCGTGCGATACTGCCAACGCCGAGGCGCTCCAGTGTGTGGCCCTGTTGCGCGATTGGCGGGACCAGGACACGCTTGGACCAAGTGAGGCGCGACCCGTTTTGCAACTGCGCAACTACGATAGCATCGACGCGGCCGAAGCGCTGCGGGTGGAGCTCATGCCAACCGACCGATTCGAGGACGGCAGCCCTCGGTTTGCCAAGTGCTTATTCGGGCGTCCCCAGCTCTACCACGGGGTGGACCCCAACCTATACCCCTGGATTGATGTGGTTTGCCAGTATCGCAACCGCACGAGCGCGGACGATGACATCGGAGACCCCGACACCCAGATCTGTCGCGTTACCCAGCTACGCTGGGATGCCGACCACCCGACGCTCGCGGACGCGGTAGTGGGCACGCTGGAAGTCGCGGGCCTGGGACTGCCAGAGCAAGCGGTCGAGGGGATGGGCTACATCCTGGGGACTCCAGTTTTGCAGGTCAACGAGACGGGCTATTCTTTCCAGTAGGAGGGCCAAATGCTGACAGCCGAGCAAATTCTCAACCAAATCGTGGGGAGCAGTCGCCTCACCATCGACCAAGCCCTGGCAACTATCGTTGGGCAGCCGGCTCCGGCATGGGGCGGGACCAGCACAGGGAGCGCCAACGCGCAGGCCATTGCTCCGTCCCGCGCCATCACAGCCTACACGGCGGGATTGGCGTTTTCTTTCCTCGCCGGCTACACCAACAGTGGCGCGGCGACCCTGGCGGTATCGGGCCTGACGCCCAAGACCATCCAGCAGGCTGGCTCTGCTCTCAGCGCGGGGGCCATTACGGCCGGCCAGGTCTACACTGTGATCTACGACGGGAGCTACTTCCAACTGCAAGGTGCGCGCGCTTCTTCCGCCGGAACCAGCCTCTACAACCTTTTTGTCGACGCGGAGATTATCTCTTTCCAGCAGCTTTCGGCGGCGTCTGGAGACACCGATCTCGGCACCGTCCCGGCCGGCGAGAAATGGATGCTCGTCAGCATTTACCACTACAACCCAACGGGCGGCACACTCTCCTACACTCCAAGATTCAAGCGCTCTGGCACGTATTACACGACTTTTGCAGCGCAATCGGTTGCAACTACTGTGTCTGGAGTGCAGGCTACAATAACTCTCCCGATTCTCGAGGAGGGAGAATCTTTATCTGTCAACACTACGGGAGCCGGCCTACATTTGGAGTTTGCGGTCCTCAAGTTTTCGGCAACCAGCCTAGTTTCCAGCTACACGAATCTCTCTCTCTCGACTGGCGACAACAAGCTGTTTGAGTGCCCTACGGGGTATAGCGCCCTTGCATTCTCGACCGCGAGTGCTGCCGTAATGGCACTAAACGCGCTCGTTGCGCTGCGCAACCCGTTGGGATCCTCCGTCAATTTTTACCTATGCCGGGTCCCCGTTGGGGGATCTACTGGAGCGCCAGGATCTGGCACTACAGCAATCGGAGCGGCAACTCTCGTCGGCGCTTTTAACTCTGCCCAAATTCCAGCGGCAGGCACACTGGCATTCGTGGAGGGGGAAGCGCTTTGGATCAACGCCACCAATTCGGGGGCTCTGGCTACGGTCAAGATCGCCCTCTTCCCCAACGCTTAAATTGGGAGGCTACATGCAACACATTTGCCAACACCCTGGATGTCCCACCTATCCTCAATCGCACGGGAGTAGCGCCGAGCCCCAGGCCTGGACATGTCGCGAGGGGCACCTCAACAATCCCGAGCTGGCAGACTCGGCGCTGCTGGATGCGCTGGCCGGCCCGTGCAGGATCTACGCTCTCGTGCCGTCTCTCCCCCTCTCAGATCAGCCCCCGCTCGAATACGACCTCGGTCTGGCGCCGCTGCACAAAAATGTCGAGACCGTCTGGCAGGGCGACCAGGTCCTCATCCGCTACTATGCGGAGCCGTCCTATTCAACGCCCGTCTGCCAGCGCGATTTTGAGATTGCCTATCCCGCCGACAACCCTCCGCGAGTCGAGGTCATCGAGACGATCTCATGGTATCGCCAGGATGGCAGTCTCCATCCCACCATCAAGACGCTGCGGCGGACCTATGATGGCCAGCGCTGGCTGAACTGGCTCGCCGCTAAAAGACAGCAAATCGTAGAGTGGCTGCGCTACCACGTGGCAGAGGCGATGATCGGAAATGTGATGGTCACCGGGTCGATCCGCGGCTCGGACGGCCCGATTGCAGATTTGGCGGGCGTGATGGCGGAGGGCGGCAAGTTCTTCGCGACCTTCGCCCCCTCCATCAGCGCCTACATCGGCGGGTATGCCCAGACCTTTCCGCAGGCCGTTGCATCTACGACGGACTGGCCCTGGCTGGACCTCCCCTGGCCCGGAGAGAATGAGATGACCATTCGGGGTAAATTTGCAGAGCAGCTGATCTACACCTGATAGATCGCTATCTCTGGTAACTACAGACACTCCAGAAAACCGCTCCAGAGTAAAAAGGAGGACCGATGGATGACCAACTGACCCAAGCGGGCGAGGGAGTTGGGCTCCTCGGCCTCCTCACCGCCGGCTACAAGCTCGCCCGCATGTGGGCGAGCGGTAAGCACAAGGCGCGGATGGCCAGGGCTCGGGACCGCGAAGCGCAAGCGCGACTCATCCAGACGTTCTGCGAGCAGGTGGAAGCGATGGCCAGATCCATCCACGAACTGCAGGAATCCGATCAGGGTCACCGGCTGCGCATCGCGGAACTGGAGGGCTCGCTCGGGCGAGCGAAGGAGCGCATCGTTACTCTGGAGCGCGAGCTCGCCGATACCCGCGAGCAGCTGGCTGCCGAGTCTGCGGCGGCGGCCGCAGCTCACGATGACCTGCGCGAGCTGCGCGACCTCTGCCAAGACCAGGCCGATGCTATCTCCGTCCTGGAGGCCCAGATTCAGTCGGCTGGCATGACTCCGGCCGCGGTCCCCCCAAAACCTCCCCAGCGGGGCCGTGCCCCGAGAAAGAAGGCAAAATGATTCACTACCTTGGAACGACCTTGGAAGAAGTCCGCGTCCCGGTCATCGAGAACGGGGTCGCTGGCCTGCGCGCTTACCAGGCTGGCCCCGGCCAGGGATTGGCGGTCATGCTGGTCGACAACTGGCAGGAGTCCGACCATGACCGGCTGCGAGCCATGGCTGCCGGACATGTGCAAGCTCCAGCTCCAACCCCCGGCCGCGACCTATCCCCCACCGCGCTGTTTGTCGCCCAGCTCGTGTCCGAGGTCGAGCGTGACCTTGCCAACGACGGAGACATCGACGCCGCCGAGCGGCGTCGCATTCTTGGCCTTGTGCTCGAGCACCTCTCTGCACCCGCAGCGCTGCAGCAGCTCGCCCAGGGGCACATCGACATCGGGAGCGCCGTCCAAGCCATCACGGGGCTGTTCCGTGGTAAATAGCGCTGGCCTTGCGCTCATCAAGGCCAGCGAAGGACTGCGCCTGGACGCTTACGACGACGGCACGGGTGTCTGGACCATCGGCTACGGGCATACGCCCGCCAAGCCCGGCCAGCGCATCACCCAGGCCCAGGCGGAGTCTTTGCTGGTGTCGGACGTGGCCAAGGCCGAGGCCGTGGTGGACTCCCTGGTCAAAGTGACGCTCTCAGCAAACCAGCGGGCCGCAATCGTCTCTTTCACTTTCAACTTGGGAGGCGGGGCGCTGGCTGAGTCGACCCTCCTGCGCCTGCTCAACCGCGGCCTGGTCAAGGACGCAGCCATGGAGTTTACGCGCTGGGACAAGGCAACGGTGGAGGGCAAGCTTGTCGCGCTGCCCGGCCTAACCAAGCGGCGCGAGGCCGAGAAGGCACTCTTCCTGACGACGGACGGCCCAGCCAAGCCATCCCCCGCCCCGACCGCTCCTGTCCCGCTACGCCTGTTTGCTCCGGCCGACGACTCCAAGGTGTCGCGCGACCTCTCCCAATCCGAGCTGGACCTGGTACGCTGGATCTCCACTCGGCTGGGCTTGCACATCAACGAGTCCATCCCGGGCAAGGTATTCCTGGCGGCCGGCACCGCCAAGGCCCGACTCTGGAAGGTGGAGCCGCTGGCGCAATCCAACGGCGTGTCCTGCGGGCAAACCAGCGTGGCCATGGCATGCAATGCGCTCACGGGCAAGATGCTGCGCGATACCGACATCCATGCCCGCTACGGCTTTTCGCTGCTGGCCGCCCTCAACGGTGAGTCAGGACAGGCCTATGTGGACGGCGGCAACCTGGACGCCTCCAAGTGGTCAGGCATCGAGTCGCGGTTGGTCCGAGGTCCAATCGTGATCGGCCTCAATGGCCCAGACTTTTCCCCGTCTGGCCGGGGCCACATCGTGCTCATCACGGGAGTGGACGGGGGCAAGGTGACGTTTGCCGACCCCAACGGCGGCGTGTGGCGCACTCTTCTCAAGTCACGTTTCGAGCAGGCCCCACCCCATCCCGACGGGAAGTTTATCTTCTGGCCTGCCTAAATTTGCTCCATCGGTTCTCCCTTTCCGCCCCGGCTTCGGCCGGGGTTATTTTCTTTAGAACAGGCATTCGGGAAGGCACATCCTTGGAAGTCACCTGGAGCCCAACGTTCGACGTTGCCGAGGCCGAGATGGAGGGTCGGCCCGACGCCGAGGGGCCGATCCTGGAGGCCGTGGAGGCTGCCCTGGCTGCCTACCGGGGCCCGGCCTTCGATGAGGTGACCCTGCGCCTGCCGTGGGAGTTCGCGGAGCTCTGCCGGGCCTGCCTCGTCTCCCCCGAGCTGGTGCTGCGCGGCTTCATTGCGGACCTGTGCGGGCTGCAATGCTCGCAGGCACATCCCCGGGCCGACGGATACACGGAAAGCTCCGAGCGAGAGGATGAGAAACTCTAGCTCGCACGAACTGACCGGCATTCGTGGGAATTCTGCGCGGGAGTGTCGGCCCCCTGTGACGGATAGAGGGGTCAGAACAGGACCTCCTGTGACGGATGCCATCCCATCCGCCAACGAGCAAAGCCTCTTCATTACTGGGTTGTGACGCATTGACGGATGTGACGGATTTGCTGTAGGG